AGCTCCGCAGCGTTTCTGCGGCGGGTCTCGCGGTCTATGCGATTGTCAGCCGAACAGTCTGCTCACGCGCGCGCTGGCGTCGGAAAACGCGCGCGCCTCGTCGGCAATCAGGCGCGCGGTGTTCCTGTCCTGAAGCTGGCTCTGTTCCAGTGCCCACAGGAACTTGCGCTTGACCTGCACGGGCACGCCGCGCTCGATCAGTACACGCTCGCCGTTGACCGCAAGCAGAAGGGGGTCCTTGTACTTGCCGTTGTCCTTGAACAGCTCGATGGTGACAAGCTCCTCTGCTTCGTTGGTTGTGTTGGTTGTTTTGTTGGTCGTCTGATTTGACATGGTGTCCTCCTTAGTTGGCGACGCCGTCGTTGAACGTGGAGCAGGTTTCCACGCGGATCATGAACGCCTCAACCAGTCGCTCCGCAGTCTTGGTCGCCTTCCAGCCGACCGTCGCTCTCTGGTTGAGCGGGTCAGCAGTACCGGCGCTGCCGAGCTGCTTGATGATGTGCTGCAGCCCTCCGCCCGTAATCTCGGTGACGCCGTAGGCGTTTGCGCCAAGGATCATCGTGGAATACACGTCGCGCCCCTTTGCGCCTGCCTCGCCCGGGTAGATGGCGGTATTCGCGGCGGCGGAAGAAATCGGCGTGGTGCTGTCCAGCGTCAGGCTTGCGTTGGTCGCCGTGCCGGCGGTAGCGGACGCCACCTTGTACTTGCCGCTGCCGATCAGGATGTAGCGCCCCGCAAGCGCAGCAGCCTCGGCGCTGGAAATTGCCTCTTTTACCGTGACTGTGGTGGTGCTGGATTCGATGGCGGTCTTGACGCTCAGGTTGCGCGCGGCAGCGGTCAGATTCTCGGCGTGGAAAATCTTTGCCTCGGTGGTCTCCACGAAGCGGACGTTCGCAACCTTGCCGATCTCGTCGTCATAGATGTTGCTGGTGTCCTGGTACTGGTGCGGCTTCTTCCAGTCCTCGTCGTCCTGGATGTCGAAGTCGGTGTCCGGGTGGATGATGCCCCAATAGCTGCCGTCGATCAACGGCGCGTTCATCGTCTTCAGGAAGCGCGCCGCCTTACGGATGGCGCGGACGGTGAGATAGTGGTTGCCGCTCGCCTCGCCGCCCACCAGAAGGTGACGACCGGCGACGGATCCTTCGGCATACTGGACGTTCGTGCCGCCGTTCATCACCTCGCGGGTGATGGTGTCCAGCGTTCTGCCCGCCTGAGAGCCGAGCAGGGAAGACGCCTCAAGGATGTTGTCATCCACGGCGGTCAGGTCGAGCATGTCGGAAATCTCAACGAAATCGCCGAACTGGTCAACGGTAGCCTCGATGGTCGTGACGTTCAGCTTACGACCGTTCGGCGTCACGCCCTCGGTTAGCGGCGTCAGCGCCTTGGGGAAGGGGTCGTACTTGCGGAACTGGATGGTCTTGCCGTTTCCCTTGGGGATGGGCTTCTTCTGCGCAAATCTGTCGTGGACGAGGTACGGCTCCGCGTTCTGGATCAGTTCCTCGTCGTAGTAGATGCGCATTTCCGCGCTCAGGTCGTTGCCCGTGGTCGCGGTGGTGTCCGTGGTGCGGTTGGTGTAGATGTCAAACAGAGACATCACGACCGGCAGCAGGACGTATTTGTTGGTGTTGGTGAACATGTTTCGCTCCTCTCTTTCGTTGCAAGAGAGGCGGATTCGGGTGCTAGAATACGATCTTTTCGCCGTTCCGTACTCTCTCGCGGATTGCTTTGTGATCCTGTCTGGTGAGAGTGCGCGGATCGCTCTTTGTGATAAAGCTGCCCTGCGAGGATGTGCCGTTTTCGCGCGGTCTCATGCCCTGCGCGCGGATATTGTCCACGACACGGCGCTCCGTGTTCGCGGCAGTCATCGCGCGAAGCTGGCTGAATATCTCGTCGCGGTGGATGACTTCGTAGGCAGTCCTGACATCATGGCCGGCGCGCAGTAAATTCATAAACTTTGGATTCTGAATCTCGGCGCGAATATCAAGATTCGGGTACTCCGCCTTTGCGATTTCCGTCTCGGCGAGCCAGCGCCTAGCGTCTTCGTCCGCCCGCTGTGCTTTCACATACTGTTCGACTTCGCGCCGCAGACGCGCGACTTCGCGCTCGTTGGCGTCCATCTTGCGTTGCTGTTCGACGGTCAGTCCGTTTTCCTCCGCCCTGTTTTCGAGCGTCGGGTCTGCGTCCTCTACGGCCTTGAGCAGTTTTCCCATGTCGCCGTCTGTGATGCCGTGGCGCTGCATCAGCAGATCAATAACAGGCTGCTGGGAGGCAAGCTTCCGCTCCGTCTCCTTGGATGCGCGGAACCGCTTGTCAATGACGCTCTGCATCTCGGCGGTGTAGGCGTTTTTGTACTTGCCGTTCGCAAGCTCTCGGAACTCCGCGCGAAGGGTTTCCTCGCTCTCACTCTCCGCAGCACCGGCGTCCTGCTGCTGCACCATATCGCCCGCCTGCTTTCCGTAGAGTACGGTCTGCTGGGAGCTTTCGCCCGATTTTCCGCGAGAGGCGGCCCCGCGTACTGCGCCCTTGGTATCGCCCTGTTGTGCCGCGCCTTCACCGGCGGCAGGTGCCGCGCCGCCTGCGGCTGCTCCGGCTCCGGCTCCCGCGCCGCCGCCGTCAAACAGCCCCATGGTGATGGGAAGCAAGGTGTAGTTGCGTGTCATAACAGTCCTCCTGTTCTCGTCGCGGGTGCTTTCACCCGTGTAGCCAACCCTCCGTTTTTGCGCAGGGGCAGAGCAACGGAAAAAGGTAAGAAAACCGTTGCCCTGCTTGGAAATCCGATTGTCCGGATTCCCTGCGCATACACAACACAAAGGAGGATACTATAAGCGTAGCACACTCTTTTTTCGTTTTCG